AAAGAAGAGGGAAGAGGGAAGAAGAGGGGACCGTCTGTTTTCGTACCAAAACGGGACGCGTAACGCCCCTAATAACAACGTCTTACATCATCCGCCGCGGGATCCGCGATGCGCGATCGCGGGCGAGCTCGGGCGAATCTCGGAGCCGGCGATGACGGTCGCCCGCCCGGCCGGTAGATGGTGCACGAAGGAGGATTTAGCGACCGTGCTCGGGCAACAACCCGGCGGCGTTGAATACACAATCCGGCGGGCGCCTTGGTTCGATTCGTCGTCTATGTCGATGCGGATTGGCCGGCGCTTGTGGTACCGATGCCCGGATGTGATTCGCGGATGGGCGCGACATCGCGCCGACGCCGCGACCAACAACGGCACGCCGTCGCGGGCCGGCGGCGCCGATGCGGCGGCCGAGCTCGCGACAGATCCGGCGCGCCGGCTCGCGACCGTGCGCGCCGAGCGCGAAGAAGATCGATTGAGACGCGAGCGCGGCGAGCTCGTTATCCGCGATGATTTGCGCTCGGCGTTATTGCCGGGTTTTTCGGTATTGCGAAACGCCATCATCGTTCTGGAGCGGTTGCACGGCGCCGACGCCGGCGAGATCATTCGCGATGCGATCGACGCCGCGGAGCTCGGCGCGTTAAATTATTTCGACGGCATCGACCGCGCCGACGGCGTCGCCCTGGGCGGCGAGCCGCCGCCGACGACGAAGAAGACGAAGAAGACGAAGAAGACGAAGAAGAAGGCGCGCAAAAGTCGCGGCGCGGCTCGAGCGCGGCCGCGGCCGCGGCCCGACGGGGCGAAACGAGGTCAACGATGACGGGCGCGGAACTCGCGCACAATCGGGCGACCCGCGACGAGCTCGCGGCGATCATCGCCGGTATGCGGCCGCGGCGGCATCGGTCGATGCTCGCGTTCGCCGAGGAGGAAATCATCGTTCCCGCCGGGCCGTTTGAAGGGTTGCGATTCTCGGCCAAGCGTCAACCGTTTGCGCGGTGCTGGTTTGATGCGGTCGATTCCGGACGTTGGAATCGGTTCGTTGCGTTAGGTCCCGTACAAACGGGGAAAACTCTAATCGCCGGGATTATCCCGGTCATTCATGGGATTTTCGAGCTCGGCGAGACCGTCGTGTTTGGTCTTCCTGATATGTCGATGGCGGCCGACAAATGGCGTAATGATCTATTGCCCGTAATAGAGCGGACAAAGTATCGCGACCTACTACCGCGGCGCGGCGCCGGAAGCCGCGGCGGCACGGTCGAAGCCGTCCGATTTGCGAATGGCGCCGAATTGAAATTTATGTCCGGCGGCGGCTCGGACAAATCCCGCGCCGCATACACCGCCCGGATAATATGCATCACGGAAGTCGACGGGCTCGCCCGCGGTTCGGCGCGATCCGTCGAGACGGATCAAGCGGCGCAAATAGAGGCACGATCAGACGCGTACCCGACGACGAAACGCGTTTTTATCGAGTGCATCGTCTCGACGAAGGAGGGGCGAATCTGGGAAGAATACGAACGCGGGACCGCAAGCCGCATCGTCATGCGGTGCCCAAAGTGTCGCGATTTCGTGTTGCCCGAGCGCGAGCATTTGCGCGGGTGGCGTGACGCGGACGACGAGCTCGCCGCCGGCGATCGCTCGCGGTTCTATTGCCCGTCGTGCGCGGTTCCGTGGGACGAAGATGACCGCCGCGCCGCACTGTCGGATCTGGTCCTTCTACATTCCGGGCAAACGGTCGGCGACGATGGGGTCGCCCAGGGCGACGCGAGGAGGACGGATACCCTGGGATTCCGATGGTCGTCGGTGCATTCTCGATTCACGACCGCCGCCGTTCTCGGGCGGAAAGAATGGCGCGCCGCCGCGGCGCTCGACGAGGACAACGCCGAACGCGCACAATGTCAGTATGTATGGTCGACGCCGTACGAGTCTAAAGTCCGGGAGATGGTGCCGCTGGACATCGATGCCGTATTGTCGCGGACGCGGGCGCCGGCTCGCGGGATGTGTCCCACTGGGACGGATTACATCACGGTCGGCGTTGATCTGGGAAAATACCTCGCCCACTGGGCGGCGATCGCGTGGCGCCGCGACGGCACGGCGCACGTAATCGATTACGGGCGCGAGGAAGTCGCTAGCGTGGACATCGGCACGGATCCGGCATTGATGGGCACGATGCGGGCGTTGCGCGAGCGGTTCGATGCCGGATGGTTCGATGCGTCGCTCGGCGACCGACCGCGCTCGCCCGATCAAGTTTGGATTGACGCCGGGTGGCATCCATCGACCGTGCACGCGTTTTGTCGCGAAGCCGCCGCGGCGGATCCGGAATATCAGCTATATCGACCGTGCATCGGGCGCGGGCGATCGCTCGCCCAGAGAGAGCATTATCGCCGCCCGACGCAAACCGGAAACATCGTCGTTCAAATCGGCGATGAATTCCATTTTGTATATTTGAAAAATGCCGGTTTGGTCGAGGCGATGGTGAACTCTGATGCGTGGAAAACTTGGTTGCACGGTAGGCTTTCGGTCGCCGTCGGCAAACCGGGAGCGATGACGATATACGACACGGACCGGAAAACGCATATATCGTATGCGAAACATTTAACAGCGGAAAAGGAGACGGAAGAATTTGATGCGCGCATCGGGCTCGTCACGCGATGGACGAAGGTCCGGGAATCGAACCACTGGTTGGATGCGTCGTATTACGCGTGCGCCGCCGCGTCGCTTTGCGGCGTGCGGTTGATCCAGGAACACATCGCGACCGATCCGTCGCCCGCGCCGGCGAGCTCGCCCGGCCGCGAAGTGTTTCCATTTCTGATTTCAGAAAGGTAGAACAATGCCCAGGAAAAAGGGACCGACGAAAAAGCCCGGAAGTATCCCGCCGGCGCCCGCGATCGCGACCCATCGCTCGCCCGCGATCGCGACATCGGCGCCCGCGATCGCGACGAGATACGACGCGGCCGCCGAGCTCGAGGCGCGATCCGGCGACCCGTCGCCGCCGCCCGCGCCCGCGGCCGCGCCCGCCGGGCCGCCCGGCTCGGCCGCGCCCGCCGGGCCGCCCGGCTCGGCCGCGCCGCTGGTTGAAACCTCGCCGGCGCGGTTCCCGTGGCGGGCGCCGGCACGCGATGCGTATCTCGGGCGACATGTAGATGTCGCCTTGTCCGAAAATCAGGCGTACGTCTTGGCGGGACTCGTCGCGGGCATCGTGCCGCCGGGCGTCGGCGGCGAGCCCGCGACGCTGATGACGCTCGCGAACGGACGGGCGGTATCGGCCGGCCCGAGCGCCCGCACCGATACCGTTAGATGGCTACTCGAAGCGATAGGGCGGGCGCTCGGGCCGGCACCACAAACCACGCATCCCGCTCGACTGCGTGAGCGCGCCGAGCGGGAGCGCGCCGCCGACGTATAACCGCGCACCGCGTCGCCGAGCTCGTCGTCGCCGAGCTCGGCGTCGCCCTGGGCGAGCTCGGCGTCGCCCGAGCTCGCCCGAGCTCGCCCGGCGGCTTCCGGCGTGACACGCGAGCGGCGGCGGCGGATTCTCGGCATTATGTCGACCGAATCCGGAGCAACCGACACCGAAGCCGTCCAGCGCGCATTTGATGATGCGTGCTCGTTTTTCGAGGACGACGACATCGCGAAAGCGCGGCGCGTCGTCACGGCCGGAAATATTCTTCTCCGTCGTCACGCGACATTCGCCGGTTCCGGCGGGGTGACGATGTCCTTTAATCCGGAGTATGTAAAAAGCCGGATAGACTTCGCGCTCGAATTTATCGCCGCAACGGCAAACGTCGAAGATGGCGGCATCGGCGTTATTTATCATAGCGTCGAGGCGTACCGATGACGCGTCGCCGCGGCGCCGCATGGGCGAGCTCGCCGAGCTTCGTCGATGCGTTTCACGACCTTCGCGCCGATTATGATGCGGCGCGCCCGTCGCGATTCCGCCGCAAACATACCGGCATCCCGGTCTCCGGATCGGGCGCGGATTGGCATATAAGGACGGACCGCGACTTGATGCGGTTGGTCGAAATCTCGCGACATTTTGACCGAAACGATAGCCTAGTTGGGCAAGGAATTTCCCGGCTCGCCAGTTATGTAATGGGCGACGGCTTCCCGCTTTACCCGCAAACCGGCGACGTCGACGCCGATGCCGCGCTCGCGGATTTGTGGAGAGACTGGAAAGCAGATCCCGCGCAATGCCATACCGAAGGAGAGCACACATTCGACGCGCTCGCCGAGCTCGCATTCCGAGCGACCATCGTAGATGGCGATGTTTTCGCCTTGCCCGTAGATGGCGCCGTGCAGCTAGTCGAATCTCACCGATGCCGAGCGCCGACGCGGTCGCGGAAAATAAGCGCCGCCGCGCCGCTCGGCGTCGAAGTCGACAAGCGCAAGCGCCGCATCGCTTACTGGTTCACTAGCGTCGACATCGACCCGTCGAGGCAAGTGCTCGTATCTGACGCCGAGCGGTATCCCGCCTGGGATGCCGCCGGTGAGCGTTCCGTTCTCCACATTTACGACCCGAAAAGGTCAAGCCAATTACGCGGCATCGGCGCGCTCGCGCCGATTATGGATGTCGCCGGAATGTTGGAAGACATCCAAATCGCGAAATTATTGCAACAACAGGTTGTTTCGTGTTTCGCGATAATCCGCGAAAAAGCCGCCGGCGTGACCGGCACGGCGCGGCGCGGTGCGACCGGCGAAACCGTCATCTCGACTGATAGCGATGGCGGGCGACGCGTCGTCGAGGGTGTTCAGCCGGGCGCGGAAATCGTCGGCGCCGCGGGCGAAACAATCAAAGGTTTCTCGCCGAACGTTCCAAACAGCGAATATTTCCAACAGGCGCATCTGCTGCAAATGATCATCGCGGCAAATCTCGATTTGCCGATCGCGATGCTGTTGTTGGATGCGGAATCCACGAACTATTCCGGCTTCCGCGGGGCGCTATTATCCGCACAGAAGCGGTTTCGGCGTTTCCAACGGAACATGGTTCTTCGATTCCATTCGCCGGTTTATCGATACAAAATCCGCGATTGGATCGCGACAGAGCCGGCCGTCGCGGACATCGCAAACCGCATCGGCGCCGGCGTATTTCGTCACGCGTTCCATCCTACTGGATGGGCATACATCGACCCGCAAAAGGAAGCCGCCGCGCATCTACTCGCGACGCGCAACGGCATCAAGAGTCTCTCCGCGTTACACGCCGAGCTCGGGCAATATTATCCCGCGGTTCTCGCCGAAATCATCGCCGACCATGAGCTGGCGATTGTTTCGGCTTACACGGCGGCCGAGCGGGTCAACGCGGCGAATCCCGGACTCGGCATCCACTGGCGCGAGTTACTAGCCTTGCCGATGCCGGATGGCGTTTCCGTGGCAATTTCGCCGGCGGCGCCGGCGACCGCCGGCGATGCCGGCGGCGATGGCGCCGCGCCCGTCGCCGGGTTCACCGACCGCCGCGCCCAGGGCGACGCGATCGCGGCGCGCATCCCAGAGGTAGAGGTATGACCGCCGATCCGTGCAAGCCCATCATCGTCGCGGGATCCGGCCCGAGCGCCGATGATTATTACGGCGCGCCCTGGGCGATAACGGAAACCGGGATGCAAGATGCGGCCGTCGCGATCCGAAGATGGATGGCGGCGTGCGATGCCGCCGGCGCGAGCCCGGAAGCCCAGCGGGCCGCCGCGCTCGAGCGCCGCGAAGCGCGCCCGCCGAATACGTACGCGCTTTCGGAGTCGGGCATCGCAATAGTGGAGATGCGCGGCGTGATGACGAAGGCGGGCGAATGGCTCGGAGAAATGCCGTTCGGAACTCGCGGCGTCCGAATGGCGTTAGATGCCGCCGTCGCCGCCGACGACGTGCGCGGAATTCTGCTCGTGATCGATTCACCGGGCGGGCTCATCGCCGGGACCGCCGAGCTCGCCGACGCGGTCGCCGCGGCCGCGGCAGACAAGCCGGTCACGGCTTACATCGAAGATATCGGCGCGAGCGCGGCGTATTGGGTGGCATCGCAAGCGTCGACAATCATCGCCGGGCGAACGGCCATCGTCGGTTCCATCGGAACCTATATCGTCGTGCCGGATTTTTCGGGAATGTTCGCGCAAGCCGGCATCGAAATATCAGTGATTCGCGCCGGAGAATTTAAGGGAGCCGCGACCCCCGGCACGCCGATCACCGATGCCGATCGCGCAACGTTCCAAGGGACAGTCGACGCGCTCAATTCGCATTTCGTGGCCGCCGTCGCCGCCGGCCGCGGGATAACCGCCGAGCGGGCGGCCGCGCTCGCCGATGGGCGCGTGCACGTCGGGCCCGCCGCCGCCGCGCTCGGGCTCGTCGACGAGATCGGAACATTCGAACAGACGCTATCCGAACTTGCCGCGTCGGCGAGTTCGTCGAAATTGACAGCACGCCGGCCGGGCGCGAGCGCGGCGGCATCAACGGAGGATGACACTACAATGTCGCAAGCGGTTACACCGCCGAGCGCGGCGACGCTCGACGAAATTCGCGCCGCGTGTCCGGGCGCATCAAATGATTTCCTTGTCGAACAACTAGGCGCCGGTGCAACGGTCGACGCCGCGGCCGCGGCGTATCTCGTCGCGATTGTCGCCGAGCGCGATGTCGCCCTGGGCGAGCTCGCCGAAGCGACCGCCGAAGCGACCGCCGAAGCGACCGCCGCCGCGCCCGTCGCCGGGCTCGCCCAGGGCGAGCGCCGCGACTTTGCGATGTCGACCGATCCGGCCGTCGCCCGGCCCGGCGTGCCGGCGCTTCCCGAACGCGCCGCCGCGGACGACAACAACGCGCCCGGCGACGCGAGCGCCGCGGAGACTTTTCGCGGGCGCGTCGACGCGGTGATGACGTCGCGCAAGATGTCGCGGTTTGCGGCAACCGGCGCCGTCATCGCGGTCGCCCCCGAATTGCATCGGGCGTGGATAGAGGAACATAACAACACGCATCGCGGCCCGCGAGCCGGCGCCGGCGGCGCTGCGCTGTAACCGCTTACACTTATTAAGAGGGTTTCAAGATGTCACAATTTGGCGATGGCAATGTCCTAACCGGCATCTCGTCGGCGGCGATCGCGCAACATCTCAGGGTTAAACTGACGGCGGGCGAGCTCGCCGTCGCTGGCGCGGGCGGAACCGACGAGGTACTTGAAATCGGAACCATTCCTGTGACGGCAACCGCCCAGGGCGAGCAATGCCGCTATCGGTCACGGAACGCATCGGGATCGACGAAGATGGTTGCCGGCGGCGTGATCGCGGTCGGCGTGGCGGTCTACGGCGCCGCGGGCGGAAAAATACTGACGACGGTCGCCGGCGACGCCATCGGCGTCTCTCTCGAAGCGGCCGCCGCTGATGGCGACGTCATCGAAGTGTTGCGCCGCTAAGTATAAATAAAAGGAATAGAATAGATGTCATCGCCATCGACGAGCCTTGCAACGCTTCGCCCTGACTTGGGCGATTCTCTGCTCGAGTATGATCTGGATGCGGCGCTCGACGGCTTCGTCGCGACCCGCGTATTGCCTGTGTTCGAAACCGCGACGCAAAGCGGTCCTTTCGGAAAATTCACTCTCGCCGCGTTATTGCAGGGCGTCGAGGATCGCCGAGCGCCCGGAGCGGCGTACGCTCGCATCGCCAATCAATTTACAACCGACACGTTCTCTTGTAACGAGCACGGAATCGAGGAGGTTGTAGATGCCCGCGAAAGCGCGATGCACGCAAATTATTTTAACGCCGAAGTGATGGCGGCGGCTCGCGCTCGTTTTGCCGTGCTGCAAAACCTCGAAGCCCGCACCGCGGCTAAGGTATTCAACGCGACGACGTGGGGCAGTCTAAAGACCACCATCACGAATGAATGGGATGACGCCGCGAACGCCACGCCGATTGCCGATGTATATGCCGCCCGCGCATCGGTCTACGCCCAATGTGGTATGTGGCCCAACGCGGTGATCCTAAATCGAAAGGTATTCAACAACGCGACCACATGCGATTCCGTGCTCGAGCGTATCAAGTATAATGGAACATACAACCCGGCCGAGCGCGTAACCGAAGCCGCGATGGCGCAACTCTTCGACGTCGATCAAGTCATCGTCGGCGACGCATCCAAGAACACCGCGGCCGAAGGCCAAACGGTTTCGATTGCGCCGGTATGGTCTGACGAATACGTCATGGTCGCCCGCGTCGCGACGAGCCAAGACATCCGCGAGCCGTGCATCGGGCGATGTCTCCACTGGGGTCTTGACGGCTCGACGATGGGCGGCGCCGTCGAAACATACGATGATCCGTCGGTTCGTGGCGAAGTCGTTCGAGTCCGGATGGATGATGACGAGAAAATATTATTCGCCGAAGCCGGGCATCTACTCGATAACGCGACGACGTAATCGTCGCCGGCGCTCGCCTTGTGTTGACGTTTCATCGTTCCGCGGCGGATGGCGGGTTTGTTGGTTTGCCCGTCATCCGCTCGCGGATATTTCGGAGCATGACCGATGCATGATGCTGATGTGACGACCGCCGAGCCCGAGCCCGCGCCCGAGCCCGAGCCCGTGGCCGAGCCCGTGGCCGAGCCCGTGGCCGAGCCCGAGCCCGTGGCCGAGCCCGAGCCCGAGCCCGAGCCCGAGCCCGTGGCCGAGCCCGTGGCCGAGCCCGTGGCCGAGCCCGCGGCGTTCGCGCCCGGCGGCGATGTCGCCTTGTACGCCCAGCACCGCGGCATCACGGTCGCGGGGATCTTATACCCGGCCGGTTCCGCGGTATTTGTCGGGCAACTCGCGGCGGGCGTGACCTGGGCGGCGGCGTCGCGGTTGATTCTGGATGGGCGCGCTTTGGTGCGCGATCTTCCGATGGACGCGGGCGAGCTCGCCCGCGTCACGGTCGAAGCCGCGACCGCTTGCGAAATTGCCGGTTGCCGGTTCGTTCGCGGGGCGCAAGTCGTCGTCGGCGAGCTCGCCGGCCGGCTTTCTTTGCATCACGTTTGCGCGCTATTTGACGATGGCGCGATCGGCTCCGACGGTTTGCGCGGCGGCGACGCAACCGAGCCCGAGCCCGAGCCCGAGCCCGCGGGATAATCCGAAGGGGTCGCGATGGTTTCGACATTTGCGCGGACATTCGCCGCGACCGGCTTCGCCCAAATGCTCGAGCATCTGGGCGAAGCGGCGACGTATCATCCAGCGGAACCGGGAGATGGGCCGGTCGATGTGCCGGTGATGGCGCTCGTCGTGCTTGACCGGACTCCGGACGACCCATCGGCCGAATCGACGGAGCTCGCCGTCACGGTGCAAATCGCGAAAAGCGCCATCGCTACGATCCGGGAAGATGCGGATTTCGTCACAATCCGCGGCGAGCGTTATCGCGTGCAACGTATCGCAAGCGATGCCGGCGGGCGATGGGAGATCGATTGTGCGTGATGTGTCGCTAAGTTTTGACACGCGAGAAATTCGCGAGGTATTCGCGACGGCGCCGCGAATCATCAACCAACATCTAAATGATGGGATGCGGAAAGTCGGCGCGGCGTTTTCGCGGGAGCTCGCAAAGACACGTCTAACAAAGGCGGGCGGTTTTCAAGTCCGGTCAAAGCGCGAGCCGCGCCCGACGAAAAAGCGACAACCGAGGACATCTAAAAAATTCCGCCGGGCCGGATTCCGCGCATCGCTCGCGGGGCAAGGCGTCGGAAAAACGACGGAATTATTTATCGCCGCCCGCAACCCGTTGCTGATTCAGCGCGAAGAAGGCGCGACCTTACAAGGCGCGATGCTGATTCCGCAAACGAAGAAAGGCGCCGCGAAAAAAGGCGCATTCCGGCGCGCATCGCGGGTTGTAATTCCGGCGACGCTCGGTTTTGCGCGAGCCTGGGCGCAATTCGCGCCGCGAGCGGGTTTCCCGATACTAGAAAAAGAAATCGGCCGAGCATTCGACCGAATCGCGAAAGCGCGGGAGAAGGGGCGCCGGGTCCAATAATGCCGCATGCAACCGTCATCGCCGACCGGATCATGGCGGAGTTAAGGACGATTGATATTTCTACCGGGGATTCGCAAAACGTCGTGAACGTCGGCCGGTTCTCCCGGCTTGATCCGCCGCCGCGAGATTTGCCCGCTATTCGGCTGCAAACATTTGACCAAACGAACGCCGCCCAGGGTGGCGACGAAGAAGTCGGCACGGTAATAAAAACACACACTTTTTTTGCCGATTGCTTTTATGCTCGCGACGCGGTCGACGCGGCCGGCGGCGATCTGACGGACGAAATAGATGCCGCGCTCGCGGCCGATGTGGAAGCCGTCGCCCGAGCCTTGGATGTGGACAACACTTTCCACGGCAAACTCTCGATGCGGCGATGGGCGTCGTTCCACAATTTAGATCGCGATGCCGCGGACTACGGCATACGCGCCGAGCTCGTCGCGACGTGGCGACAGACCGGCGATGGTGCAATCATTACATGATAAGGACCGAAGATGGACGCGACGAAATTCGAGCTCGCCGTGAAGACCGAAACGACGCCGGGGACCGCTATTGCTTTGTCGGCGGCCGATGTGGCCGTGCGGCTTCTCGGGGATACGTCATTTAATTTCGACCCGGACATCCTCGACCCCGATGAGGTGCAATCGACGCAATCGCCGCAACCCGTCGCCGTCGGGCGCGTGCTCGGAACAATCGCCGCCCGTTATCGATTGCGAGGTCCGGGTTCGGTTTCGACGGAGCCGGCCGTTTCGGACTTGTGGAAGATGGCGGCGCTCGCGCCGAACGCGGCGAAAACCGTAGCCATCGGATCAATCACGAGCGGCCCGTTTTTATGTTCAGAAACCATCACCGGCGCGGGCGGAGCGACCGGTTTAGTGATACGGCAAACCGCAACCGGCGCATCGGCCGTGCCGTATATCCCGCTCTCGGGAACGATTGCGTCGTCTGAAGTCATCACCGGCGGCACGTCGGCGGCGACCGCGACGACGGCCGGGGCGCCCGCCGCGGCGGGTTGGTGCTACCGGCCGAACGATGATGATGTGCTCACCGGGTCGCATGCCGCGACTTGTAAGTTTTTAAACGACGGCGCCGCGTGGCAAATTCGCGGCGCGTTGAGCGACATATCGTTTTTATTCCGGGCGTGTTCGTACGCGGAAGTGACCCAGAACATCACGGGGCCGGTCGCGGCGCCGACGGCGACGGCGCTTTTCTCGCCGACATACCCGGAGGAGACCGGCGCGAGCCGCGGCGCCCCGAAGATGGACAACGATGCCGGGTTAACACTGGGATCGTATGAGCCGATCGACGTCGAGGAGTTAACGCTTAATTTCCCGTCGCAAATCTCGCCGCGAATGGACATCAACGGCGGGTTCGGGAATTGCGTGCGAACTATGAATTACCGCCGCGAGACGCCGACGCTCGCAATCGCGCCGGCTTTGGTGTTACCGGCGACGTATGATTATTTTTCAAAGCTAACAGCGGAAACGCTTTCATATTGCGAGTTCACGCATGGAAGCGGAACCGGCAAAACGTGGCGCGTTTGCATGCCGCAAACCCAAATAACGGAGCTCGGATGGGCTTCGAAGGATCCCGCCTTGACTACGGCGCCGATTGTGATGCGGTGCTGTGAAGGAAATACCGGCAACGACGAAGTATTGATCTGGGTTACCTGACCTAAGGGATGAAAAAATGGCTGGACTGATTTTAAAACGGCCGGGTTCCGAGCATGCGGTACGGCTCGCCGCCGCCGGCGAACCGCTCGACGCATGGGCGGTATTTCGCGTTCCCGACATCCAGACACGCCGCGAGTGCGAGGAAGCCCAGCGCGACGGCGAGCGGGAGATGGACGGGCTCGCCGAAGATTCCGACGAATACATCGATGCTAGCATCCGACGTGGGTTGCAACTTGTGTCGGTGCTCCTGGTACGCGTCGAAGGCATATACACCGACGACGAGGAAACCGACCCGGTAGAGCTCGGGCGAAAGCCCGATGGAACGTTCGACGATTTAACCGCTGCAACCCTTGTGCCGATGTGCAATGTGTTGATCGAGACGGCGACATCGCTACTATCGCTCGGCGACATCGACGCCGCAAAAAACTTGCCATCGCCGCGGGCCGTGCCCGCGGCATCCTCGCCGACGGTCGCGGCGTAACGTGTCCGGCGTGCGGCGGCGACCCGGACGACCGCGACGCGAACGGCGATGCGTGCATTCATTGCGAAGATGGCCGCATATATCCGCCGCGCTCGCATCGGGTTTCGAGCGATGATGAAACGAAGGTGTTATTGGTGATGGCGGCGCCGCATCGTCAGTGGAGTGCGACCGAATATCTGGCTCAACCGGCCGCCTTGGAAATCGCTTGGGAATTTCTCGCGCCGCATTTCGCGGAGTTCGACCGCCGAGAAGCGGCGATGAGGTGCGCGGCCGATGGCTAAGAAAATCGAAGGCGTTCTGACGCTCCGGGATGTCTTTTCTAAGTCATTTGGACGACCCGCCGGCGCGCTATCTAAATTCGTAAAGAAAAGCACGGCGGGGTTTAAACGGATCGCCGCGGCGGTGTTCTCGTTGAAGGGCGCCATCGCCGGGATTGCCGGCGCCGTTGTGATTCGACAGTTTGCGCGGGTCATCACATCAACGGCGGACTGGGCCGACGAGATTTCCAAGCTGAATCAGCGGCTCGGACTCTCGACGGAATTCCTTTCCGAAATGGCGTTTGTTGGCGATCGGTCAAACGTAGCATTTAGCGAATTGGCGATCGGTTTCCAACGTCTGACGCGTCGGCTATCGGAATTCCAGCGAAGCGGCGGGTCGGGCACCGCCGCCGCCGCGTTCGACATCCTCGGGTTGCGAGATGTGGCCTTGAGCGCGAAGGACGTCGAGTCGCTCTTGCCTAGTCTCGCCGATGCGTTCCAACGGCTCGAGAGCACGACGGAGGCGGCGAGCGCCGCTTTCGGGCTTTTCGATTCCGGAGGGGTTTCTTTCCTGCAATTTCTAAAATCCGGGGAGGAAGGCATCGCCGCGCTTCGGAAAGAGGCGAAGGAACTCGGGCTTTCGATCACGCCCGAGCAAGCCCGCGACGCCGCGGCATTCAACGATTCTCTGACCAATATAAAATCCGCGTTTCAAGGGTTACTGCAAACCGTCGTTCTGCCGAATCTTCCGGCTTTGACCGAGATGCTTCGCGAGCTTGTTCGGCTTTTCATCGATAACCGCGGGAAAATCCAGAGCTTTTTCGAGGACGTCGCGGGGTCGATCAAAACGCATCTTCCCGATGCCATCGCGCTTTTACGCTCGTTCGTCGCGAGCTCGGCGGCGCTTTTCGAGCTCCCGCTACAAGCCCGTCTATATGGCGTTTCGGCCGAGCTTCGGAACGCGACGTTGCGTGAAGCGGCTCAAGCCGGCTCGGCGCGCATCAACGAATTTTTCGGACACGACGAGCTCGCCCAGAATCAGCGGGCCGCGCAAGCGGCGGCGGCCCGCGACATCTCGCGCTTGATCGACGAACAGAACGATCTGCGCCGTTTGATCGCGGCTTTACGCTCGGCGGGTGATGATGCGACGACCGCCGGCGCGGATCCGACCGTCCATAGTTTGGGCCGCCTGACCATCGTCGGTAAGCGGTTACCGCCGGAACCATCGACGGTCGCGCCGCCGCCGGCGGCGGCCGTCGTCGAATACAAAACGGCGCTTCAAGGCGCCAACGCGGCGTTCGCACAATTGAGCA